TTTGCCATTGTGAGAGTTGAACAGAACGATCTCAGGAATCGTCTTGTCTACTTCAGGTGAAATAGCCTCATCTCGACGCAAGCGAATAAGGTGCTTCGCAAATTGCTTGTTGCTCTCTTGATGAGAATTAACCTGTGATACCTCTGTGGGAACCCACCCTTGATCCTCCAGAACACCAAGGATCCTAGTAGTAGGAATAAAGGTGTACTTCTCGGAAACTGTGGGAGCGGCTTTTTCTGCGAAAATTGCGGGGTTGTTTTCTTTAGTTAGAATCATAATTATTTTTCCTCGTTTAAATGTAGTTCTGCGAACGCTTCTTGTCTACTTAAACCCCTTTCCTTTTGTTGCTTACTCATTCGGAATCTCTTACCCGTTGCCGAAGTATACTCTTCAATAGATGCATACTTTGGGGAGGCAGGGAGAGATTCTTCCTGCTTATCTGTAAACACTTTGGAAAAGGCTTCATCTATGATGTTACTCAGCACACCAAAGAAGCTATCATCTTTGTCTTTCATCGTCATATTATACCCTATTATCTATGTATTACAAACTTAAACTGCGATTAATTTTTAACTCGCTCTAAGCTCTTTACTGCCAACGGGTTGGGCCTCTACGCCCACCGCTTCTCTGAGTCCTGCAAACTTTTCACCGCTTGGAAAGCTATTATCAAACTCCTTGCGTTGGAACTTAACACCGTTCCAACTATACCATGCTCCACTTTGATCCACAACATTGTCTAGGACTAACTGCTTTAGCATCCCTGCACAAGCGTTCAACCCCTCATCGTACATCAACTCAAAATCACACTCCCTAAAGGGAATAGAAACTTTGTTCTTCGTATTCCTTACTGTTCCTGTGATACCGATGACCTGTTTATTATCATCTCGAACAAGGTCAGCAGTCTTATTAGAGATGCACTTCAGGTTTACTCCCAAGTAATAGTCTAACGACTTGCCTCCTGCTGCCATGGTTTCAGGGTTACCGTACATCACACCAACTTTACTTCTGATTTGATTAATTACAACAAGAGCAACCTTATGCTTACGCATGAGGGGATTGATCTTTCTCAAACAAGCTCCAGTAGCTTTTGCTCTTATTGCGCCCTGCATATTATTCCCGTCATAGTTTTCGGCATCATACTCGGCTTTAGAAGGAGACACAGCAATACTGTCATATGCAATAACAATAGGTGTGTCTGGGTCAGCTTCTCTAATCGAGTTGATTGTCTCCTCCATAACTTGAAAGCTCTCTTCCAGAGTTTCAGGAGTGGAGTAAATCAAGCGTTCAGGATCAACTCCAAGTTGTTTAGCAAAAGTAGGATTGTATGCATTTTCACTATCAACTAACATCGAATAGTAACCCTTACTTTGTGCCTCTTTTAAAATGTGTGTGGCAAATACAGTTTTTGCGGTTGAGGCTTCTCCATGGAATTGAGTAATCATACCAATGGGAATCCCTTTCATGTAATCACCTGAGATGATCTTATTAAGCGCATAGCTTCCAGTAGAAACAAACCCTAAATCGTGAGCCTGTTCTGATAGTAACCCAGCATTCTTCAGTCTTTTTATTACATCTTTGTTCATATATTATTATAGATTTGACTTATATTTAACCACTATAAATAACTTCTTTTATTCCATATTTATGGATGAGTCCCATACAACAAGGACAAGGTTTGGCGAGGTTATTATTGTGCCGATAAACATAAAGTTTTGTGCCTTCCAGGTTTATGCCTTGACGTACTGCTTTGTAGATTGCGTAGCTCTCGGCATGAAGGGTTTGATACTGTCCTGACCCAAACTTGGGATGAGTCTTTCGTGTGTTGTGGGCTCTGCTTAAAACCCTTTTTCCTTTGGCTATACAGGCCCCAAGTTTAAACCTGTGATTTGACTTATAAGATTCTTTAATTGCTATCCGCATCGGAGCAGACGGGTCATCTAAATCAATCATTGCATTTTATCAGGATAGAATGCGCCTTGGCCTCTAATCCTAAACTTAGGTAAGCTACCTTTAAAGTGAACCTGACTCAAGGTTCCCTCTTCCACCATCTCGGGGTCACAATCCTCACAATGGGTGGGGGGGTCTTGATCTCTCTCGGTCATACTTTGAAAAATCTCAAAAACCATATCACATTTTTTACAGTGCCAATTATATACGGGCATATCAATCTCCTTGGGGAATATTATAGGTCTCTTCTACTTGTTTTGAGATCCAATTATACGTTTTTTCCATACCCTCTCTGAGAGGCATAGATGGAGCCCAACCAAGAAGTTCTTTAATAAGCGTATTATCGCTGTTCCTGCCATTAACACCTACTGGACCATCAATGTTTCTAATGATAATATTTTTGCCGCTAATTTCAGCAGCCATATTAGCTAAACCATTAATTGAAATCATCTCATCCGATCCAATGTTAACAACTTCCTCCACATCAGAGTCCATTAATCTTCTGACTGCTTCCAAGCATTCGTCAATGTAAAGGAAAGACCTAGTTTGTGTTCCTGGTCCCCATACATCAATGGACAAACCCTCTTCTGGATCCCATTGAGCCATGGCTACTTTTCTACACATTGCGGCAGGAGCTTTCTCTTTACCTCCATCCCAGGTTCCCTCGGGACCAAAAATATTATGGAATCTAGCTATCCTAACATCAAGTTCATAATTCCTAGCAAAGGACCTCCACAAACGCTCTGAGAATAGTTTTTCCCAGCCATACTCTGAATCAGGGTTTGAAGGGTACGCCGAGCTTTCCTCACAATTTGGATTGTCTGGATCCTCTTGATTATGCTTAGGGTATATACACGCTGAAGAGGAGTAAAAGACTTTGCACTTTTGGCACATGTTCGCAATAGCATGAGACACGTTTAAATTTATTGCGGCTGAATTATGCATCACATCAGCATCATGCTCACCTGTAAACAGATATCCTGCTCCTCCCATATCTGCTGCCAACTGATATAGCTCATCAGGTTTTTCAACACCAATCAAGTTGTCAACAATAAACGGGGTTCTTAAATCATAGTTACCCATGTTCTTGGCCTCGGCGTGAACCTGCTCCCATTCGGTCCTAGGTTTTATATCTACCGCAACAACCCGATAACCTTCGCCTAAAAGTCTCTTTACTAGATGTCCTCCAATGAAGCCACCCGCTCCACATACTAAAGCTGTTTTCATATTGTATTCCTTAAATGTATCCTCATTACTTTTCTTTCTTCTCCATCTTTAATCTCACCTCCAAAATGAAACATATCGGTGTTAAAGACGAACATAGTACCTGCTTTTCCTGTAAGAGGAATAGCGTCTTTTTTTGTAAACCCTAGCTCAGGGAAATCAACCTCAAGCCTGTTCTTCTTTTCATCATAGTCCTTCCTGTTAGCATCAAAATCAGTTAAATAGTTTTGTTGGCCTTTTAATCTTAACTCTCTACCTAGATGATGTGAGCCTGGAATAAAGTGAAACGCTCCACTTTCATCAAGACAATCAGTTAAATAAATAAAGAACTTTAAGCTAGGTATTCTATCAAAATGCAGATATGCATTTCTATCTAAACCTTCATCATTTTTATACTCATGAGTAAAGAAGATCTCAGCTACAATTTGCTTTCCAAAAAATTCATGAATACATCCTGTCATCAGAGGACTGTTACATAAAGAGGTTATTTTTGTCCCGTTCCAGTCGTGGACATTACCTGCATTGTAAGCTTTGCCAAACTTATAATCACTATCCTCTTTTGATAATTTATCTAAGGTGGAAAGAAAGAAACTTAGCTGGTCCTCACTTAGTAAGGAGTCACCTAAAATACAAATCCCATCCTTTCGAACCTGCTTAATTATTTCTTGACAATAGCTTTCCTCTGAGGGGGTAGTTTGTTCCATTGTACTGATGTATCATTCCTGCTAAAAAGTTAGCCATTAACGTCTGCTCTAAAAGAGTGGTTAAAGGACTAAAACCAAGATCTCCAACTTGAGGTAAATCTTTAATGTTGTATTTCCTTACAACTTGTGTTAACTCTTCGATTCTCTTCTCGGAGTAGCCTAATTTTTTCGCCTCGTTTATTTTTTCTCTAAACAAAGGGATATGCTTTTCATTTTCTGAGCCTAAGAACTTAAGAGGGTATGTCTCCGCAAAATAATCCATAGCTTCTGATACTGGCGTATCATCGTACTCCGAGATGGCAACACCCATAAGCTCTGTCATTTTATTAAAGTCGCTTGCCCAACAATCAATTTCTAACCAGTCTACTTGTTTAGGGAAATGTGAGCTAAGAGGAACACCTTGGGTCATGATTCTTTGGCTGTTCTCATGTAGCATCCAATCAAAATCACCTCTATGGCTATCACCCCACAAAGTATTTATATAACCTGTCACCTGTTCGGTAAACCTCATGTTTTCAGGCTTGATGACATTTAACATTTTCCAACAGGCTTGAACATGATTAGTTCTTGTCAGGTTGTGCCAGTTTCCATGGAAATGTGTTGTTTGATCCTTAAATCTTTGCTTAGCTGTGTCACCTACAATATCATCCATGTACTTAGAATACATATTGCTTTGAATTATTAGATTTCCACATACTCCTCTAAGTTCAGCAGGTGAACCTTCATGATGATTAACGCCCATGGAGGACATTCTACCTCTAGCAGAACTATAGCCTGGATTATCCTTTAAGAACTGTAAACACTTATAGTATCCTTCCTGGATTAGTAAATCATCGTTATCAATTACAGAAGTTATCGGCGTGTCTATTCTATCAATAGTGTTAGCCATCTTCTCATGAAAATCATCTAAGGTTTTATCTATGGGACATCTAATATATTCATAGTCTACATTTGGGTAAGTTTGCTCATCCTCCAGTAAAGTTTGAATCTCTTTATCTTTACCTCCATCCGCAATAATTAGTTTAAAGGGGTATTGAACGAAGTTCATGAACTGCATCAGACGCTCAGTAAAGAACGGCCTATCTTTCAATATTAAGAATAGTGTTAAATTATTATCTTTCATTTTATATGGTTTGCCATGGGTCCATGCCCTGCTTCGTCTTTTACTGCTGTAGAGTATTCTCGTCCATCTACCTCATGTGATTCTGCTGTATAACATTGTAAATACCAACGACCGTCTGTTGAGTCCCAGCGTTGCGTTAAACCTCTATCGCCTTTAGATACCGTGGGCACTCCATGATACATTGTAGGATAGACACAAATGAAATCGCCTTTTTTGCAGACGTTCTCAATGTATATTTTTCTCTGCTTACTATCTACTAAGTAAAAACCGTTTTTACCGTAATCATAGTCCTGACCTATCTGAGACATTAACATTCCGAGGAGTAATTTTTGAGACTTGGGTGAATCAAAGTGCTTTGTGATCTTACCCTTATTTATTGGGTATTGCAAAAAAGTTACTCGGTCTATTAATCCGTCAGAAGGGACATTATTTTTATAAGCATCCTTATCTTGACCACTCAAAACCTTAACTGCTTGCCAATACTTGTCTATGGGTAGGAAAACGTCAAGGGGGTTTTTATTATGCCTAAAAAATACATATGAATGTTCTAGACTTGTGTAACCACCTACAGGGCCTTGGGGTTTATCATACACGCAATGGTAATCAGGACAACCATCTCTCATCTCATAAGCTTTGCTTTCCGTATCATTAGACCAAGCAAAAACCTTAGCCTTTAGTTCCTCTATAAACTCTGAATCAAAAGCATCCTTAAGAATGTATGCATCTCCGCTGTAAATGGACTCAACTAAATCAAAAGCTTCTTTCTCTGTAGCGTTGACAACTTTATCGTAAAACTCATCAGCGTTGACCATGATTATATTTCTTACATAATGAGGTCTAGTGTCTACACTTTCTCTTGCAGTCCAAGCATCTTTAAATATTTGAGGTTGATTCATAGCGGGAAAGCCTTAACATATCTGATGATGTCATTTAAAGCTCGTACATTTTTATCTGCCAGAACAGGGTAAAGGTCTCTAGCTTGATTACCGCCGTTTCTAAACCTTGTAAAATATGCAGCGGTTGCCTCTTCAGACTCATAGGCTTCCGATTTGCCTAATAAATCTCCTCCAGAACCTGCCCTAAACAATAAAGGCATACCATGTAATTTATGAACCCTAGGATAAAACACATCGTAATTTTCTAAAATCTCATCCATTCTTGCATCTCTAATCTCACTACTGCAAAGATTGCTATGCATCTCCTCTATGTAATCACGATCAACACCTGCTAAGTCCTCTAAGGGTTTAGTTTCGCAATCTAAAAAGTCTTTCCTAAACTTAAGATGAGGCTTCCAATCTATAATTTGTTCGTTAGCTTCTTTAACCTTTCTTTCTATCACTTCAGAGTCTTGAATCTCATCATTAGTGTATACACTATTCTCAACATTCAAAGAGGTCGCTCTTAACTCATCGCTTCTGACAATATAAAAAACAGGCAACGTAGCAATGTTTCCGTATAACGCTGTGATAAACGATAAAGTCTTGTCATAAATCATCATGGCATTAAACTGATCATGCTCTAAGTGAAACTCTTGGATCTTTTTTTGTACATCAGTCCGCATGATGTTATGAACATTGGCCCCATTGAAATAGGTCCATGCTCTATGCACACGCTCCTTAACATCATCAGATTCAAAAAGATCAAATCTCTCCACCAAAAAGTCCAAAGTCTCAAAACTACAGAACTCATCAAGTAATGCTACTTCCTGACCTCTAACAGCAGAGTAATTATCATGCTTCTCTAGAAACTCAAGGCAATAATCTATACCTTCACTCACCAAGAAATCGTCATCACAAACCACAACTGAGTATTTTGTTTTTACTTCTGCTAAACAATCATTAAGCTTTTGTACATAGGTTTTTCCAGGAACGTGTCTATATTGATTAGGCATCGCTATGTGAGCGTTCGGGTAAGGTCCTGTGATTGTGCTATCTAAAAAGATGACGTTTGCAGGAAACTTCTTGTAGTAATTCATAACACGGGGAAGGGTGTTACGTCGATTCCTAATAGTTACTATAACGGTTAAGTTGTCTCTAACAAAGCTCATAGTTTCTTTACCTCCACGCGAAGCATTAAATCTCTCTCGCCCTTCCACAAAAACCTTTCTATCTTAGGTTTCTCAAAATCAAGGGCTTTACATATTGCCTCTATTTTCTTCTGAGTATACGCATTCTTGTGAAATTGTCCAACTCCATTCTGTGGACCAAAAATACTTGCCATTAGATAACCCCACCTATTGTCTGTGGAATAGGAGTAGTTACCAAACCAATGTTTATCAGCTATGGCATCATCATCATTTCTAAAAAAGTCCTTCCAATCATCTTCAGCCTCCAACCACTTGCGGACGGCATCTTCAAAATCAGGAACAGAGAATCTTAATATGCCCCCTGATTTTAAAACCCTTTTAACTTCATTAAAAAACTTAGGCTCTTCAAGAAACGATAGATGCTCCACCAAAGCGTCTGCTCTTACTTCATCAACAGAGGAATCATCAAAATCCAAACTTAATACATCGCCTACCATAAACTCGCCGCTCTCGGGCACAGATATGTTTGGGTATCTTTTGCGAATTTCTTCTAGAGAGTCTAGATCAATGTTAATGTAGTCTGGAAGAATCCTTGATGCACAACCTACATTAAGCTTTACGGGTTTCATGTTTTTAGTATACTCTTTAATTTTGAGATGTCCATCGTCGTATCAGGAGCGATATTAACATCCTTGATATCTTCTCGACTCAGAGTTTCGGTTCTTGGGTCGTTTCCATACGCAAAATCGTAAACCGATTGCGCTGGTCCCCCCACATTTATTATACCCTTATATTCCAAGAGTTTTAACATAATCTCTGCCGCTTCATCATTAAATAGTAAACTCTTTCTAACGTCTAATGCTGCCTTCTTGTGTGGAAAGGGTTTGTCACAAATACAAGCTCTCAAAATCAGCGAATTGTCGTACATTTTTACTGCACACTCGCCTCCTAGCTTAGACCAGCCATACTTGGTTAGGCCATCGTCGTTTCCTTTGTAGGGAGATAAAGGGCTGTTTTCGTTATAATTACCTTCGGTCCCAGGATAAACATAATCTGTAGAGACATACACTAATTTGCAGCCATGCTCAATGCAAGATAGAACAACATTACAAGTCCCAATAATATTCGTCTGGATACTTATGTCAGCATTTTCTTGATGCTTATTCATGGGTCTAGTGTAGGCACCAGCATGAAGAACAATATCAGGTTTAGTTTTATCCATGTACCTTTTTACAGATTCAAGCGAGGTTAAATCCATTGCACTTCGATGAGGTGCGTAAATCAAATACCGACCCTTATTCTTAATGCTTAGTTGCTGCGCCAGTTTACCAGCACCCCCAGTAATTAGTAACTTACGCATTATTTATATTTGCGAGAGCATTACAGGTGTTGGAAATGCTATCAAACAAATCATCTACAGGAGTAAAGCCTACAAATTTAATTTTGTCATGATTAACAAAGTAAGAGTGTTGGTTTAGTAACGGAGTATCAACATAGTTAACCTTAGCAGATGTTTTATCAGTAATATACTTAACAATATCTTTTAATCTTGCATTCGTAGAAAGAACATTGTAGGTTTGTTGTTCTCCAACTAGCTCCTCTTCTTCTATACAATGGCACAAAGCCCTAGCACAATCATCAAGACCTAAGTAAGGTCTGTATTGCTCATAGTTTTGTTTCCACACAGTTAAAGGTTTTCCTAGTGCTGCTTCGAAGCAAAACTTATTTATCGCAGTATGAAATCTCATGCCCATGCTGTATCCAAAGATAGTACCAAAGCGTAAGATAGTGAATTTGCCAGAGCCTGATCGTAGAAACTTTTCAATACTGATCTTTGCTTCCGCATAAGGGCTTTGTGGATTTAACGCTGTAACGTCATCCTCAAAAACTTCATCAACTGCTTTACCATATACACTTGTCGAAGAAGGGAAGATAATTCTACACTCAGCCAACTCACAAAGCCTAAAGAACTTCTTTGTTTTAACCACATTTGTTTTCTCTAGCGATCCTTTGTCCGTGAACGTGCTGGGTGCGTCTGTTATTGCCGCTAAGTGAACCACAACATCAAACTGCTTCAAATAATCAACCGTCAGGTCAGCAAAATCTGAGTTAATGAATTTTATTTTCTTTGGCAAGTAAAACAAAGAGCAGTACCGCTGTGTTGATAAGTTATCAACAACAGTAATATCATACTCGTCAACTCCATCAGACCTAATAAACTTAGAGCCTATATGACCGCAACCACCTGTAACTAAAACTTTCATTCTTTAATACCTTTTAACTCTTTAAACTCTTCAAAACAATGAATGTAATCTGTAGAGTTGTACTTAGTGCTACACACAGACAACAGAACAGAATCCTCTGACCGATAAAGCTGCTCATCCCAAATCATGTTAGGAATATACAAAGCTTGTTGAGGTGATTCAAGCAAGAACTGCCTTTCTTTTTCACCGTCTTTACATATGACCTGTATCTTTCCGTTTAAACAAATTAATAACTGCTGTGTATTATGATGGGCATGACAACCCCGAAGCTCCTCACTTCTTACACCATAAACGTAGAAAACTCTCTCTATCGAGAAGGGAAGAGCTTCATTAGATTCTATGGGTGTTAAATTACCATTCTCATCTACAACAGTCTTCATGTTGTAGAACTGAACATCATCTACTGTTATTTGTTTTCCTTTTCCCATTTCTCTCCAAAAGAACCAACCTTAGCTCTGATCTCATCTTCAGGATTATACTTATGTGTGAGGTGATACATTAAAATGGATCCTGGCTCAAGGGCCTTGTAGCCATGATATACTCCAGGGCGAATCTCCAATACCCGTTGTGTTTTTTCTGATAAGTACTCCCACTTCACTTCTCCATCATCAGTTGCTAAACCAACTTTAAAAGATCCTTTTATGCAACACCAGTAATCACTTTGAATATCGTGCTTATGCCAAGCAACAATATGCTCAGTTGAATTAACATAAGATACGTTTAGCTGTCCCTCTAAGTGAGGAAACACATTTAGATACCTTTGTGCGCGGTCATCTTCATTATACTGAATGTCTTTAAAACTATACTTCATACAAACCTCACGATGGGGACATGAGTTATAAACTTCCCTCCCCGTTCTATAAATTTCCTCTCCTTGAGCGAAATTTCTTCAGCAAAATTCCAAGCTCCTAAGAAGGCAAAATCAACATCAGACTCAATTTGGGCTCTAGGTGCAACAATAGGAATATGAACACCTGGAGACAGCTTGCCTTGTTTCTCTGGTGTTGTGTCTGTAATGTAATCAATCAGTTCTGAGTCTATGCCACAATAATTAAATACCGTTGTAGATTTTGATGTAGCGCCATAACTAATTACTTTCTTACCGTTCTTTTTGCATGACCATAGAAGATCTAACAAATCAAACTTTGATTGCGCTACTCTCGCGCTGAATTTATCAAAAACTGCTATGTTATCTAAACCTAAAAGCTTTTCAAATGCTAGAGCTTGTCCAACGCTATCTGTAACCTCCCAAGAAGAGCTTTCGTGTGCTGCCCAAATTCTATTTGATCCCCCATGAACAGAAAGATCATCAACTTGGATGATCCGCATCCCTACTTTTTCTAATTCATTTTTAAGGGCAATCACCGAAAATATGTGCGCGTGTTCGTCATAAATCTGATCATAAGAACTAAAGTTGATCATCTTAGCTAAAGATGGATCCTCAAAGACAAACAACCCTTCAGGGTTCAATAAAGTTGCAACAGAACAGAATGCTTCTTGTAGGTTAGGGATGTGGCACATACAGTTAGCTGCAAAAATTAAATCCATGTCTCCACTTTCAGCGAGAATATCTTTTGCTAAGTCCTTGTTCCAAAACCTGCTGTATGTCTTGTATCCTAAAGCATTGGTTTCCTCTGCAAAATTAGCACAAGGCTCTACAGCAAAAGCACGGTCTTTAGGCCAGTTTTTTATAAAAACACCATCGTTGCTTCCTATCTCTAAAACCTTTGCATTCACGGAAAACTTAGAGGCCAAAAGAAAAGAGGTTTTTTGGAAGTGATCAAGCATGGTTCGTGACATAGACCCACGATAAGCATAGCTTTCATTGAACATCTTCTCTGGCGCAACATAGTCTTTTTGTGTTACCAACTTTGTTTCGTCATCAAGTGCTACCTCTAAGTTAAAGAAAAACTCATCATCGCTGTCTTCTTTATCTAGAAACCCGTTGGCTATTGGTTGCCAGCCTAGGTCAAGAAATGTTTGTTTTGTCATGTTTAAAAAATGTCTCTGAATTTATATTTTTATCATCTATAAAAAGATCATATGCAGGTTTGCCGAACATTAGATCGTTATACTTAACGCCCCAATCGTTAAATTGATTTACGGTAACTTCCACCCAATCAATGCCTGTGCCTGTTCCTCGCGCAGTCCAATAAATAATAGTGTTACCCTCATCATAAAGCTTATTTATTTTATTTATACGATCCACTAAAGGCGTGGATTCACTGTAATCTCTGGAGGCTGGGGTATCACAGATTGTTTCATCTATGTCTACAAAAATCTTCATCCTGATAAGAGATTTTGTGCTAGTGTGATATCATAAATATCGTTAATATCTATTGATCGTTCTTGAGGAATACGAATACCTTTTGTGCTACCTTTGAAAAAGTTTCTGTGTTTAAGAATAGTGTCCCACCAGCCCATGTAAAAAGCACCAGAAGGTTTATAGTATTTCTTTAAGAATTTGCTATTCGTCATACCTTGTTCCAAATTATCGTAAACAGGCAGCACCCAATCATCTTTCATTACACATGCTAACTGTAGGGTCTCTGGAATCTCAGTCATGCTAATAACTGAGTCGGTACTAGCGTCTAAAGCTTCTACACCTTTTCTAATCTCTAAGTAGCTAATAAAAGGGCAAGTGGGTAAGAAATAAGCGAAGACATCGTACTCCTCTTCTGTGCTTTCCATAAGGTTAAGCATAGCATCAAGAGCGGTGGCTTTAACCGTAGCGTCATCGTGGGGACGATGATGCCTTTCGACAGGTAGGTCTGACACGGCATCAAAAATATGATCACCATCGGTTGAGATGATTACCTTATCAAAACAACCAGACTCCAAAACTGCTTCAGTCATCCAACGAATAAGAGGCTTGCCCCCTAAAGGGAAAGTGTTCTTATTTTTTAATCTAGTGGACCCTGACCTTGCAGGGATTACAGCTAATCTTCGCATTTAGTGACCGTCAACTCTACGGTGTTCTCCAACAGGAGGAAGATCATCAATAAGTCTAGTCTTTTTAAGGACTTCACGGAACTGAGGAATCCCTAACTGACAATCACCGTCAGATACAGCATCTTGAGGACAAGGGTGAATCTCAGCAAATACACCGTCATAATTAAATAAGTTTGCAGCCATGAAGTACCTCTCCGCAAGAATGGGATCGCCTTGAGTCCCATAGACCGACCTGGACCTTTGAGTAGCGTGAGTGCAATCAAGGATTACTTTATCGTAATACTTTTTAAGCTCATCCACAATACCGAAATTAACAAACAGATCATGGTATCCAAAGTTTGTTCCTCTGTCGCAGATCCAAGCTTCACAATCAGGATTAACCTCTTTAACTTTGTCTACAGACTTAATTAAATTGTTTGGTCCTAACCATTGGCCTTTTTTGATGTTGATGGTGTCGAAGTGTTTTGCACACTCTACAATCAAATCCGTTTGGCGACCAAGGAAAGCAGGAATTTGAATGGCATCAACATGACCCACAAGATCTTCAACTTGGTGAGTTTCATGAACATCCGTAATCAATTTTACGCCTGGGTATTTCTCCTTAGCTTCAGCCCACACATCTTTGCAGTAATCCAGTCCAGGACCTCTTCCACCATGTAGAGAAGTTCTGTTAGCTTTATCAAAGCTTGCCTTCATATACCAATTATCATCCTCGTTCATGCAAGAATTAATCTCATCCAACGTGGACATAAATACTTTTCTATTTTCTAGGGAACAAGGGCCTAGAATCCATACTTTATCTTTCATTTTATCATTTCCTCTATACATTCCTTGATACACCTCTTAAAATAAAAATCTCTTTTAGGCCAAGGCATTCTATCATAGTCACACCCGTGCCCAAGTTGTGACATTCCTTCCCGTAAAGATCTATGCCAACCAAAAGCCATGAAGACCTCAAACAGACTTTTTTCTTTTTTCAACAGGAAATCAACTTCTTTTGCCTCTTTAGTATACTCTTCATCTATTAACTTGCAGTACTCAAGTTCGGTCTCTGGTAGCAAGTTACCTAACCCACCTAAAAATGCATTAGCTCCCGCATGGCGAAGAAGGGAGTGTCTTCTCATGCTACCTCCCGCAACGATAACGTCTAAGTCTTCATGTAACCTGCTTACGAACTTAAACGCTGAGTCTAGGGTTGGATGCTCCTCTTTAATGCCTTTCACGATACCTCGGTCATGCATCTCATTGATCACCTCCGCTGTGTACTCCCAAGATCCTCCTGTTCCACTACGCATACCCATGTCATGCACATAAACTGGACCCTCGACAATATCACTAGCCGCTTTAAAGTAATCAATCAATGTTTGCGTGTGATAAAACCGATCTGGATAAAGAAGAATATAACTAGTGTCTTTTGGTTTCTTCTCCATTGAATCATCTAAGAAAAGCTGCATATCAAAAGTATTTAAAGCAGGTACACCGATAATCTTGTTTCCTGGAAAACACATAGCCACAGTTTCATTTAAGTGGAGGATCTCCTCTGTATTCATCATGTTGAATTGAGAGGTTCCTGCTGTGGTCATCACATCATTCACTCCTTGTGAGTGTAACCATTTGAGATACTCAAAGGTTTTGTCATGCTGTAACATAAGCCCTCCTTTATCAAAAGAGGGAGGTATGGGGATTACTGTTCTAGTCATTGAAATACGTTTATTTTGTTTGCTTCCTTCAACTCTCTCAAAAGCTGTTGCTCTTGTAGTTGATCATGTCCTATCATGTTTGGAGCCTCTCGCTCTTGCCAGTAGTGAGTTCCTCGTCTGTCCATATCTAAACTAAAACCGAATAGATTTGGAATGATTCCCATTCGAACACACAGTAAAACAAAACTAAACCCTACCGTATATTCTTTAGTTATCTTTTTTGCAGTTGGGCAGCCTTCTATACCATCTTCTTGAATTGCTCTCAATAATTGTGGTCTATACATATTCGCTGGGAGAAGCGCGTAAGGCTCTTCAGGGTTGTCTAATCTGTATTGCTCGCTCCCTGGCCTTACTTTATTTACATGATGGTCTGGGTGGTCCTCAAAAACATGAGGATTAGATACCCGTATATCAGTTTTTGATCCTACATATTTTTCAAAACCTTCCGTGATAGCATTATTGAACCTAACAACTTGTTTGTGAGAATCAATAATATATCCATACTCCTCGTCTAGAATGCTATCACTATTACCTATCAAGGCAATGTTTCTATCTAACGCTAGTTTGTTTAAGCTCATGAATTACCTTATCAACCTCTCCGTCTGTCAAACCCTCATGGAAAGGAATACTTATTGTGCTTGCAGCTTCTTGCTCTGACCATTTTAAATTCTGATCAGTTCCGTATACATCTGATTTATGTAAAGGCTCGTAATGAATTCCAGTAATGATTCCTTCTTCTTTTAAATTATGTCTAACTGTAGCCCTATCTTTTACATTAAGCCTATACAAATGATCGCTTTTGTTTAACTGACCAAAAGCTAGGTTGTATTTAAGGCGAATATCTGCTAGTCTTTCTTTCTTTTCATCAAGCTTTCTTAGGTTTTGTAATGCAACATACGCCTGTGCAGAATTCATATACATTTTCCACCCTGGGAACTTTAGCTCACGATCCCAATTATGTAAAGAGTAGCTCATTCCATTCATAGAAGCCTCTCTAAACCAATTAATTTTATCCTCATCATCAGAAACGATTATGCCTCCATCAATCCCACCCACAGGTTTTGTTGGATAGAAACTAAAGAACATCAGATCGTGAGGACTATGTTCTTTGAATTGATTTCTTGATACTCTCTGCGCGGAATCAATGATGCTGTAATCTTCGAAGTGATGTAAATAATAACTACTGCCCACCCAAAAGGTGTTATCTGTAAAAGATACTTTATTTCCTGAGTTAGTGATAGCGTTCGCTACAACAGGAGGGATGAGCGTGGGAATATCCACAGTAGTATCTTTATTAAGTAACGATAAGAAAATTGCATTTGTTGCGCTACTTAAAGCACAGCCATGCTTCGCTCCAACGTAATCACAAAACTCTTTCTCAAACTCTGTTACAATACTACCATGAAGATGATGATCGAAACTACCTAAATCAATAGTATAACTGTTTAAATTAAATAAATTAATCAAGAATTAACTCCTGCTTTGATGCCACTATCGTAGCATTGTCTGGGTAACCGAGGACCACATAATTATACCCATTTTTTTGAAGTGTTTCATGCACAAATGATTGTTTATGATAAAAAGCGTATGTGGTTATTAAATCATAGGCTTCATATGTTTCAACTCTGCTATCTTCTTCAATTAATTTCATCCTACCAAAAATTAAATTAGTAAACCCTAACTCACACAAATGCTTTAATGCCTCATCAGCGTTAGGAAGAACATCCAGCATGGCTCCCGCATGAAGAATATCAAAGCTTAAGTCTTCTTCAGATAAATCCTTGTAGCTTTTAACTTCCCACTTAAGACCCATGATACCCCACCGTTTAGATGCCACCTCTATGGCCTCATCAGCATAATCTAAACCTTTATATTTTATGGTAGGGAAATGCCTCTTTACGAGTTTTGAAAATACACCACACCCACAACCTAAATCTAAGAAAGACTTAGGCTCCTGCCTAGTGGGTCCACTCTTTAAAAAACTCATCCCCTTCAGAAGGCATTGCCAATGAAAAGGATAGGCATCTAACTCTTTTTCATTTAAAGCAAGCTGTGCTTCAAAGACCTTTTTATTCTTCCAAGAATCTTCGTGATTCTTCATCTAGCCTCCGCTTTAAATCAGGCATACCTTTAACTATGGCTTCGGGATGAGAGCCAGTAAATTTTTCTGTAAATGAGTGCATTCTTATCCCAGGATTAAATTCATGAACACCTTGCCAGGTCTGCTCAACTTCTTTATTTCCTGCAATCCAAGGAAGAAAAATTTCATTGAAGTAATTAGGATGACAATGTTGCATACTAACCTTAGCTTTATAATACTCTAGCTTGTTTTTAACTTGTGTTGGGAAAACATATGAGTAGTGATACATTTGAACTCCATGCTTTTCCCATAAAGTTTCACTATCTAAATGCTTATCTGGTAGCGTTTCGACACCCTCTGGAGCAATGATCGTTGGAGGTCTGTGTGTAAGCCAATTTGCGCCAGGATATACCTTGAAAATGCGTAAAAAATTGTCAGGCATTTGCTCGAAACCACCAATGTAATGGTCGAACCCACCGTAGAACGAACAGCTTCTCACGCCCACAGAAGTGTACTTTTCTTCCTCTAGAACTTGGACCAACTTTTCAATATCTTCACCCTTAAATATCTCATCAGAATCTAGATTCCAAATATAGTCTATATCGTCTTTGAGGTAAGGCATGTAAGCTCTACATTCTTCATCCTTCTCCTCAAACTGCCCATGTACAATAGTAATCTTATTCTCTGGGTCAGGAAAACTATGAAGAATGTCGTTTGTTTTATCTGTTGAGGTTGTAAATCCTTTATCTTGCCAATATCTAACAGGCCCTTCTGAGATAAGGATCTGCGTAGCGTAAGGGTAGACAGACTCTAAGCACTCTTTAAGCACATAATCACCCTCAAATACAATCATTCCGAAAGCTATTTTTAAAGCCATTTCTTTTTAACCTCCACTAAAGCTGAATAATAATCTTCATACATTCCGTAAACCTCAGGAGTCATAAATACTGCACCATTATAAGTTAAGTGGGCGTATACATTATTGTCAAAGGATATTTGTTTCTCGTCTGGGTTATACCAAAACTGCGAGAAGTGGTTAAAGACCAGTTTCTGCTTCTTGTCTCCCCAACCAATCAAACCCTTTTCCTTGAAATCATCATAAACATACAATCTAAAGTTCCAAGGTGCGCCATGTCCAATGTCATCATCAATAACCTTAACACAGTCTTCACCAAACATAGGAGTAAAAGCCTCTAAGTATTTCTGATCACCCATGATGGAAAGCTCTTTAGGCTCTTTCTTTAGAACAGCATTCTTCCACCATGATAAGATCTCACGACCTTTCTCAGATTTCTTAAACCAAACAACCCCAACATTAAAACCACCATCTCTATGGCCTACAAAGTTATGGCGATGTAACATGATGCCGCAATCCTTGCCTTCGCAGCAATCAATTACGGTTTGTGGATCATCATAAAAGTAAATGTCTGAATCCATATAGAAAATACTATCAAACTCTAAGGAGTTTAGTAGGTAGTCGCTGAAGTAAGAAGCTAACGTAAAGATATAATCTTTTCTATCACGATTACCTTTAGCCTCTTTTAAGTCTTCGTTTTCTTCAAGATCCTCGACTCGATACACAAACAGAAAGGGGAGATCTAGTTGTAAAAGTCTCTTGTATGTCTCATCGTCCAAGCACAAGTAATGCAATGCAAAAGGTGTTCGGTCTTCTCTCTTGTACAAAGAGTCGTACAGGGCTAAACCCCTATCAAGATAATTTACATCAGATAAAGTACAATAACTATTCATCTGTTACACCATCCCATTCATACTTATTCATTAACTGACTAGGCTCAGAAGGATTATACGGTGTTATGCCTTTAGACAAATACCAAAGCATAAACAACCTCTCCATGAAGTATCCAGTAGCCTTATTATTACTGACAGTTCCGTATACTGGCTGGATGTTATAGTAATGCGTCACCTCAATATTCTCTAGACTCCACTTAACCATAGGCCAAGAGAAAGACATAAAGTCGTTAAACAAATCTTTGTTCATAACCCAATAGTTGGCGTAAAACCCTCTAGTGGTTTTATCCCAATCATCAGGCACAGTATGACCAAACTTTTTAAACATAAACTCAATGTAATCACCTAAGCCTGGATGACATAAATCAGCTTGCCTCTTAAGCGAAATGGGTATTGCAAATGCACCATCTTCGGGAAGATTTTCAACATTCAAGCCGTGATCCTCTACCATCTTAGGTGAGGGTTTTCTTGTAACTGCAAAACAATCGTACTCTCCCCACCCAACGATCTCATGTTCTTTAAGCAAACCTCGAATCTCATCTTTAGATTGAAAGATGTGTGGGAATTTATCAAGCTGCCTATAAGAGGTTGTTCCAATCCAACTATCGGAATCATGTCCTGGATTTCTCCAATGCCACAAAAAGCAAGCATACTCAGTCAGTTGCATCCTTGTCTTAGGATCAACTAGTTCAGGACAGTTCAAAGTTAATAACTTGTTTACATCCCGCTCCAGGCCGAAACCCTGATATGGCTCGGTCTTAAATAAGTCCTTCTTATACTCACTCTTCGGATAACACTGGAAAATCATACTTCTCGGGGCTCCCTTCCCCTAGTAGGTTGCACATTTTTTCATGAAGTTCTTTAGCCCCTCTTAGGTCAGCAGCATCTCGGTATAACTCCAGTCGAGACTTGGCAACTTTATTTAAATCAAAATAAGTCTCTGTAAGCTCATGTAGGTTTTGGCCCATCTCCAATCTATGCTTTGGATCTCTGATTACTTTAGTCAGAGTATTAACCCAGTCTTTTGGAGGAGCATTAACATCAATCAAATAACCTGTCTTGCCGTTTGTAATTGTTTCGTCGTAGCAGCCTACGTTTGATGCAACCAACGGAACTTTGTAGCGACCACACTCGGCCACTTTAATTTCAGACTTTGAGTCGTTAAATGCATTCATTTGAAGAGGCGCAATGGCAACATCTATGTGTGCAAAGATTGCCCCATAAGTGTCAGTCGATAGTGCGTCATGAACAAACCAATTCTTAGCTCCCTTAAAACCTTTAAGCAAAATCCTTTGATAGTTTTTCCACACATCGTACTGCCAATCGTCTTCTTGATGGTCAGGTGTTTTAGGTGGGCGACCAAAGAAATGCCATTCAACATTTTCTATACCAACTCTCTGGTTGACGAAGTGAGGTACTCCTGCGAACTCTTTAACGTCTTCCTCATGATGGATTCCTCCTGCCCAACCAACCCTTACTGTTCTTTTTCTTCTAGGCTTAGACTTTGGAACATTCCAGCAAGGTAGATTATAATCAATAGCGTTCTTAATAACAGCAAGAACTCCACCACAATACTCTTGAATCCTGGCGGCAAACTTTCTTTGAGTTACTGTTACAAGATCAGAGTTCTGATAAATAAATTTGGTGATATCAGATAAGCCTCGCTCTTCATAAACTTTCTTTAATCTATGCCCATCATATAAATCGGTCAATAAATCATCAGTATCAAAGTGAACGAACTTGCCAAACTCTTTTGCTTTTCCAACTATCCTAGCGGTATAAGGCCCACCGTAATTGCATATGTTTTGGGTCATGATTACATCAGCCCATTTCATATTTTCAAAATCAAACTCTGTGTCCCACTCACCCTTCTCGACATCTAAGCCCAAAGGGTTTTTATCAAACCTAAGTTCAATTAACTCTGGGAATTGCTCCGCTAACTTGGCAAAAGGTGACCAAGCCCTGTAGTAACTACACCCGCCATCATTTGCGGGACAACATAAAATCTTTAGTTTTTCCATAGATAAAAAATATGAGGAGCGGTTAAGCTCCCCATATTATAGATCCTGCTTTTTACTTCTTATGCTTTTTTTGCAGGTTTTGCAGCCTCTACTTTCTTGGTCGCAACTTCATCAGCATTAGTGGATTTTGTTGCGTCCGAGGAGTGGGCTAACCCAAGACCAGAACCAAGAGACTTAATAGCGTCCCCAAACTCCATGTTCTTGTTCATGGGTACAATAGCAGTAACCATGTTGGTGTAGTGTTGCCTTTTTCTTGGGCTGAAGATGGAGCATCCACCCTCCCAAGCAGCAAGACTAGGAAGGAACCCCTTTAGTAGGGTCCAAATGTTGTCGAGAAATCCTCCAGGAGATTCGGTTGTACCTTCTCCCATAAAGCCCTCAATCATAGAACAGGACATAAGACCCGTTCCAAACAGAACCGCAAGAGCGGCAGGTAAAATAATATTTTTCATGATTGTAATCTTTCCATGTAATCATCGTCACCAACCTCTGTAGTAGAACGGTTGATGTCACCAGCAGACCTTTCAACCGCTGCAAAAGGGTTGATGCTTTCAGAGATCTGCTTAAGCTCCTCATAATCTTCCAGCTTCACAAGAGACTGGATGTCGTGAAGAGTATCCATCCAACCAGCAACCTCTGCTCCAGTACCCGCAGGGGTAGACTTGGGACGGGGTGCTGACTGATCATACTTAGGCCATTGTCCTTCCATGATTTTGATAATCTTGAAGTCGTGACCCTCTTCCACATCAGTAATGTCCCCATAATCAGGGTCAACCATTGCGGCAATAATTTTCTTGAACAAGATAATACCAACAGAGAGAATCTTAACCTCTCCCGTGTTGCGATCAACTACATTCATGTAATAACGATCCCTACCCTTAATCTGACGCGCAAGGGTTTCATCCTTTGTAGGCTCCTTCCATAGCGAGTAGTAAAGGTTGCAGATAGGGCACTGCTCTCCATGCACTTGACGGCAATGAATATTCTTGGTTGTGCCGTCCTGCATGGGAACCCTATGCAATTTTGTCATTGCATAGAAGTCTTGGGTATCCTCCTTGGGAGGTAAGATTCGCACAGAATTTGTGCCATCCTCAATCTTCAGGAATGTATCGGACATTCCTCCACCACCTGTGCCTTTTCCTGAAAGGTTTGCGTGGATTTCTTTAATTTTGTCTAGGTCAATAGCCATGTGTAAACTCCTTTGTAGTTAGTTAAGCTGTGAGTAGTATTATAGGCAACAACGCCCATTTTTTTAAGTGTAAATATTTTTTTCTGCTCTCATGTTTGCAGAAAGTTGAACGAGAAGGTCTTTCTTCTGGCCTAATGACTGAACTAAGCTCCTAAGCATATTATACTTCAAAGTTAACTCATTCACCTCAAGGCCAATGCGCCCGTACTCGTCCTGGGAAAGAACATAATCATCCAAGTCCTTTGCAGTTGGTTTCTTGGCGAGTCCTGTACCCTCTTCTGTTCTTTCTTTTCTTGTCTTAGCCATATACATCGTTAACTCTAAGTTCTTATCATCCAACTTCTTCTTGCACAGGTCCTGCATAGCTGAATAATACGAGTAATGGCTCGCATGGCGAGATAACTCTACGTCCATGTTTGTTCTATCAATCTTAGTAATACTTTGACAGATCTCATTATATGTATCCATGTCAAGGTGATTGATAACCTGATTTATATCTAGTTTAGGCATAATAGCTCCTTGGCTAGTTCGGGGTTGAGCCGAGCGAACATCATGATTGCTCGGGATACTGTTATAGTCACACGTTCATTAGAAGCGTAAACATATTCCTCATCTTCTCCTTCACCTTCTCCTCCCATGCCGCAAAGCTCTAAATAGCCATGACATATCTCATGAAAAAGAGTCTCACGGGCAGGTGAGTCCTCAATTTTTTCTTCTAGATGAATCTCATAAGTGTCAAAGTCGCAAGTGCCCCAGCAGTTCTGGGAACCAGACTTTAAGCCTTTCTTAAATACGATCTTAAATAGAGCCCAACCTACATCAACTGTTTGGAGATTAGGGTTAGCCTTGATGGTTTCGTATATGTGATTAGTCTTCTGTTTCATATGGATCAGCCTCTGTCATGGTTAGGGTGCTATAGTCTATGGAAATAGGAACCACAAACCTCTGCTTTCCGTTTCTAGACTTCATAACGTAGCATCTCATCTGACTGTCATCAAACTCTTCTTCAGTTTGATTTAGAGAGATAGCATAATCACAAGTCCTAATCTTTCCATACGCATCTGCCAACTCAGCATCGGTAATTAGCTTTACTGACCTACCCTGCCTATTGGTTTGAGTAGCAGTCCAAACGAGAACGTCACACTCCACAGCAATGCCTCTAAGCTCCTCTGAGATTCTTTGTTGCGCTTGGTACTCTGCAAGACCATCTCTGGTAGGACGCAGCAGTTCTAGGTAATCAATAAGAACAACATCAGGTTTAAAGTCTTCATAGTTCTGAAGCTGGACCAACAAAGATCTAATATCATTAATATTGGCTAAACCAGTAGGGAACTCTTTGATCATCAGTTGACCGCCAGGAAACTTGTCACCAAAAAGAGCAAGCCTCTTTTGTAGCATGGAAAGACTATCTTTTAGTTTCTTTTGAGGGATCAACGTCATGACAGAATCGAATCTTGCAGCAATTCTATCCTCGCTCATCTCCAAACTAATGTAAAGAACCTTTTTATTGTTCATCAAAGCTTGGACACCCTGATTAACCAAGTACAGGGACTTACCAACTCCAGGAGGAGCAACGACCATTGCTAGTTCCTTGTTTCCTAAGCCTCCTTCCAACTCTTTAGACAAGGTATCGAACACAGTAGCGTGACGATTCCCTTTATTGTCCTTTAAGCTTCTCTCAAATCTAGCAAGCACATCCTTGAAGTAGGAGTGCCCTAAATCGACGTTTCTGTTAATGCATAGTGCTTCTCGAACGAGGTGCTCAATTTCACCCATGCGATCATCTTTCAAAAGGCTTATGCTGCTTGTGATAGCCTCTCGCATAGCAGACTTTTGAGCAAACTTCTCTATGATATCTAAGAAGAATTCAGTATGTCCGATACAAGAAGCGTCCATCGAGTTAACCCGATGAAGCTCATCATCATAATCAGGAAGATCTTCTTTAGAGCCCTTATGGTCTTTTACGCACTCCAGAAGGTGAAGGTCTTTGGGGATATCTTTGTACTCTTCATAGTAATTGCTGATCGCCTGATAAATATTTGAGTGAATAGGATACTCAAAATACTCAGGACGAACTAAGGAGCTAATCTGAAGATAAAAGTCTCGGCTGTACTTGGAAAGGTAAAGTATGCCGCGCTGGATATCGTCGCTAAAATCGTATTTCATTATTGAGGCTTTCGTTCGATGGTTTCTTTTATGTCAATGTTCCTATCATTATAGACTGCCTCTGTCAATTTCTTCGCGTTATTTTTCGCTTCTTGTGCCTCATTCTCACTTCTTTGTCTTACTAGCCCTTTCTTCCTGAAAGCGTCAATGTTTGGTTCATATCGTTTGTAGTTTTTCCAACCTGTTTCTATGGATCTTTTAGAAGCTTTGATTGCAGTATCATAAAACTCTTCAGCGGTATCCTTATCCATACCTTTATCGTACCTGTCCCTTAATCTTACTCTATTGGTATGACAATCACCCTTCATCCTAAAAGTAGTAACGGATGCCCAGTTTCTACCTCTAGACTCTCCGCATTCAGGGCATTCTGTTTCCTTGGGGGCTTTCCCTAAAGGATGCTCCTGCTCCCATACGAGTTCACACTCGTTACATATCCAATCGTAAAATGTCATCCGTGGGCCTCCGAAAGTTCTGCATTAATAATTGTCCATTTCTCCTGTGCCTCTCCGTCACATCGAATTGCATCTACAGGGCACTCAGGCTCACAAGCTCCACAATCAATACACTCATCAGCATGAATAAACATGGGAAGATTTGCGAACTTTTCTTGAGGCTCCACCTCGTAAATGCAGTCCACAGGACAAACATCTACACATGCTGTATCTTTTTCTGCCACACAGGGCTCATGAATTACAAACGTCATACTTTTTCCTTCCATCGGACCAAGATCTCTTTCTTGTTTCCGTTCTTCATTAAGGCTATCACAGCATGAGTCTGGTCCCAAGGAGCTTTGCTCACATGAGATATATTCTTCCACATACTGTCTACCTTGGCTACGCGCATTTGTTTTACACACGCTCTCTTGCACCTGCTCTGTGCTTCAGAGACTAGTTGGGCTCCTTTAGGGCTGTCTCTCTTGATTCCCTCTTTCTTCATCTTCTTCATCTCTGGAGTGCTATCCATCAACTGCTGCCAGTTCACTACTCCAGGTTGCGTTACCATCCTAGGCTCTTTCACTCCACAGATATTATCTGCTGGTGTTGCAATCCAACCTGAATC